CTTATTGGTTACAGAGACAACGGTGAATTAGTAGCATTTTCCATAATGAAGCGTTACGATGACAAAAATTTATTGGCTGCACAGTTTGCTTGGAACTATCGACGACCCCGATTACGTTTAGGTATCTCAAGTTTACAAACAGAATGTGCAATTTATCGTGAGCGAGGATTTGAGTACTTGTACCTAGATCAAGCACACTTATACAAACAAGACCTCGAAGGTTTTGAAATACTAGGACCACTATAACATGGCAGACTTATACACAATTTGGGCAGACAAAGAAGGCGACATTTCAGATCTAGACTGGGTCAATGGCATGAAGAGTTTCTTTGACCATTTAAAATCAGAAGGCAAGATGGAAGACTATCGCATCACTAGATGCAAGATGGGATTTCGTTCAATTGCTGCCATGCCTGAATGGATGATACTCATGGAATTCCGTGACATGGCACAAATGGATGAAGCATTCAAACGAGTAGCACCACTAAGTGGTGAGCTAGAAGCCAAACACAAATCGTTTAATCAATTTGTTTCGGGCAACTTACAACATGCTCTGTTTAGAGACTGGCCAGATCAATTCTAGTAATTTAGTATTACATTGACTGAAAATCATGTTTCTGCTATAATAAAGCATGATTAAGATTACAGCCAGTGGATCTCATAAAACTCTACGCCCAAAAGATAAAGATTTTTCATTCTCCCCCGATGGCATTAAAATAGTGCCGCGAGCAGGATTTGAAATCAGTGAAAAGTGTCCGCCAGAATATCAAAAGATTTTGTATGAATGCTGGGGCAACGGTTGGATCAAGCCCGTTGCCCACATGCGAGATACTGAATACACCATGGAGTTACTGCGAAAATGAGCATGCACCTACATCATCCCAGTCTCAGTCTCAACGGTCGCCGCAAGGGCAAAGTCAAGTTTCGCAGCGCCGACGAGGCACGCAAAGCTCGCGAACTAGATGCCTCTTGGCGAGAACTGCAGGTCAAGTGGGGTGTTGAGGCCGAAGACCGTAAACGCAAGCGAGCCTTGGCTGCTGAGCCTTTGACTTACAAACTCAGTGCCCCTGTTGGCCGCGTTACCAGCAATCATATTCCCAGTCTCAACACCGGCGAAGGTATTGCTGCCAGCAAACCAGTGCCACAATACACTGGCACCAAGATGCTGGGTATTGGCACCATGCATAAGTCAAACTCTGTGCCCATTTTCAGTGACGAAGAGGCTGTGGCTATTTCCAAAATGCGCCGTGGGTAATTTGTATCTTCCTTATAAAGCCACAAATCCACGCACCATTCGCGGAGCAAAGAAGAGAAGTTGGACTGTGATGCAGCCTCGTAACGGATATGAAGAAAAGATATCGTGGACGAGTCTTTGCATTTGGTGCGAACGCTCAATGACCGGCTATTGGATTGCTAGTTTTCCTTATCAACAATTTGCTTTTGAGTCCAGTGCAGATGCCACAATGTTTCAACTAAAATGGGGATGAAGCCTCGCTTTGTGATCGCCGATGCCTTGGTGAGTACATCCTTGGGCGAGCATATGATCTTGATGTTGAGTGACATTGGATTTTGGTCGGAAAATTATGAAGAACTTCAACAATGGTGTCAAGACAATGGTGCAACGGCTGCTGGTATGACAGTGAGTATTCCTGATGAAAAAACGTTAACGGCGTTTTGCTTGAAATGGTCATGACCGCACAACAAGCTGATTCTATGTGGAATCACATGGTAAAACAACTTACTCCACCCGATATCCAAAATATAGGCAGTGCTCGAGTTGACGGAAAATTCTGGTATACAGTAAAATTAACCATGCCTGCACAGGAGTGGATTCGACAGCAACCAAACGAAGAATGGTATGAACACATAGATCAACGATATTACGTCGATGGAAGTCGTTTTGACATAAGCGAAAAACTTTACACAGCATTAACTTTAAAATGGAAGTAACCATGGATTGGTCCAAACAAGAAACTGTGCGACTGCTCAAAGGAGCACCCGGCACACAATATCAAGAAGCTGACGACAGTCAAAAAGCAATTATTCGAGACTGGGTTCGTAGTCTGCTACAAAAAAGCGCAATCACTGTGAGCTTTGTCAAGGCCGATGGCACCGAGCGAGAAATGAAATGCACCCTGGATTGGACACTGATTCCCGACGATAAACAGCCCCAGGATGTGCCAGTGGAAAAACTCTTGGAAACCAAGAAACGCAAGCAACCTGACGAACACAGCCTCCGGGTGTTTGATCTTGAAAAGCAGGAGTGGCGCAGTTTCCGCTTTGATCGACTTCAGAAGATCATTGCAGAACTGAATTTCAACTAAATATTTGCTTATGGCCAAAGAAGAAGCTATTTCGATGGAAGGTGTTGTGGTTGATGTTCTGCCTAATGCCATGTTTAGAGTCAAGCTCGACACAACCGATGCCTTGATCACTGGTGTTATTTCGGGACGTATGCGTCAAAACAACATCAAGATTTTGCTAGGTGACACTGTGGAAGTGGAATTCAGTCCATATGATCTCAGTCGAGGACGTATCACCAGGCGACGATAACATGCTGGTATCCTAAATCAGACAACTAAACACAGCAAAATTTGATCAGATACTATAGAAAAATTGTCAAGAATACAATCAATGTTTAGACAAGCTGTGTGCAGAAATCATCAAGAATTGTTTGTGCCCTGTTATCGACATTGAAATAAATATCTACATGGACACCGCCGCATCAATATATGATTTTATAAACATAGTAGAAGCCAGCACCCGCCCGGCCAAGCTAGAAACTACACCCTTGCCTTACGGGGAACGAGACCTTGAGCCAGTGTTGAGCAAAGAAAGTTTAGAATATCATTATGGGCATTTGGCCAAAGGTTATGCCAAGCGTTATAATGCAGGAGAAGGCAATGCGGATTTTAATCGTGCTGGCAGTTTTTTACATAATAAGTTCTTCCCTCAGCTTAGGGCTCCTAAGGGTGCCAATCGCCCCCGCGGTGCAGTTCTTGCGTTGATAGAAGAAAAATTTAAAACCTACGAAGATTTTAAAATTGCCTTTAAAGAAGCAGCAATGAAGATTCAGGGCTCGGGTTGGGTCTATCTCAGCACCGGCGGAGAGATTAAAACCATAGCCAACCATGCTGTGCGCACCGATATCTGTGTGCTAGTAGACTGGTGGGAGCATGTTTGGGCCACTGATTATCAGTGGGACAAAGAACGTTACCTGGACAATATCTGGAAGGTCATTGACTGGGATGTTTGCAACGAACGACTATGATTACATTAACTGAATCCGCTATTACCAAAATAAAAGACTTGTTGGCTGAAGAAAACAATCCCAAAGTCTTGCTGAGAGTTTTTGTACAGGGCGGTGGATGTTCGGGCATGAGTTACGGATTTACATTCGACGAAGACCGCAACGAAGACGATTTTGAAGTTTTGACCGATATTCCTGTGGTGGTGGATAGCATGAGCATGCAGTATCTGCAAGGTGCAACCATCAATTATAAAGAAGATTTAATGGGTTCCAGTTTCTCTATTGACAACCCGCAAGCACAGACCACGTGCGGCTGCGGTAGCAGTTTTAGCCCTTACTAACACACCTTTGCCCATTTGAATCTCTGGTAAATACTAGCCAGAGGATTTCATATGGCATTACAAGTAATCAATGTAGGAACAGCACCCAACGACGGCACGGGCGATGCAATACGCACGGCCTACATTAAATGCAACGATAATTTCGGAGAACTCTACAGTAGAGTTCAAGATACTCCCCCTGCAAGTCCTGATGGCACTGCTGGAGACACTGCTGGTATGATTGCATTTGACGATCAATATCTTTACGTCTGCGTGGCAGATTTTGATACATCAAGTGAAATTTGGAGACGTGTGGCATTTGACACCACACCTTGGTAATACTATGGCTCAACCACAGTGGATAACCCCTGCAGGCAGTTTAGGCACTGTTGCCGAAGGTATTTTTTATCAGCAGGCCATGTTGGCCACAGTTGATCCACTGATCACTGGTGTGGTGTGCACAGCCACCAGTGGAGTTACCAACAGAATTACATGCAACAGCACACAGGGCATATACGCTGGTCTCAACGTTATGTTTGCTGGCACTGTATTTGGAGGCATCAGCCCTTTGGTTAGATATTTTGTGTTGGCAGTTCACAACAGCACTGAATTTTCGTTGACTGAAAGCGAATTCACAACCACGCCAATACAACTCAGCACTGCAACAGGATCAATGACTGCTGAATTTAGTCAGCACATAAGATTTAATCTTCAAGCAGGTCAGTTGCCCGCTGGAGTGCAAATAGCCGACAACGGCTTAATTCTTGGTGTGCCCAAAGCTGTGGCCAGTATCCAAGGTGTGCCCACCGAAGTTGGCCAAGACGTAACCAGCAAATTCACTGTGAGAGCCTACACAACAAACTTTATCAATGGCCAGTTTGTGTTGGACAAAATTCGAGATCGAACATTTACACTCACAGTTACTGGCCCCAACCCCCCAGAATTTATTACGCCTGCTGGACAAATTGCTCAGTTCTATGACGGAACACTGGTCACTGGCCTGCAGATTCAATACACAGATCCAGATCCCAATGCAAATCCAACAGTGAAACTGGTAGGTGGAAATTTCCCACTGGGACTTTCTATATCCAGAACAGGTTTGATATCAGGATTTATAACTCCATTGAGTCCCATTGAAGTCACAGCAGGATTCAGTAGAGATGGCCAGGGCTACGATGAATACAGTTTTGACTTCAGCACTATGAGTGTGAATTCAAACTACGAATTCACTTTGGAATTGACTGATGGAGTCTACAGCCAGCTTAGAACATTCAGCATCTACATTTATAGCAAAAACAGTCTCACAGCAGATACCACACTGATCACTGCTGACAATACTTTTGTTACTGCTGATGTCACACCATCTAGACCGCCGATCATTACCAACCCAGAAGGCAGCATTGGCACAGTTCGCGACAACAATTGGTTTGCTTATCGATTCAACGGACTAGATCTTGACGGGGATCAAGTTGATTACGAAATAATCTACGATGCTGGTGACAGTGCAGGCATACCTGGCCTGGTATTGGATCAAAATTCTGGCTGGTTGTATGGCTATATACCCAATTTAGGAGCCAATCAACTGAACTATGAATTCACTGTGAGAATCAGCAAAGACATTGACCCGTTGATCTACAATGAATATCGATACAGTCTTACCATAACTGGGCCAGTCAACACTGAAATCGTATGGCTGGTTCCCAGCAATCTTGGCACCATTGTCAATGGTGCAACCAGCACACTGTATGTTGCTGCTGAAAATGCAGCAGGAATACCGTTGCAATATCAATTACTCAGTGGCAGTAATTCATCATTGCCGCAGGGCCTACAGTTGTTGCCATCGGGCGAAATTGCAGGTCGCACAAGTTTCAATACTTTTGCGTTGGACACAGGAACCACAACATTTGATGTCACAATGATTAATGCTAGCAAAACATTCAGCATTACTGTAAAACGTGTTTACAACGAGCCCTATGACAATCTGTATATTGAGGCCATGCCCCCGGACAACGATCGTGCACTCATTGACAGTTTGTTACAAAACTCTGACATCTTCAAACCTGATTTGCTGTATCGTCCTGACGATCCAAACTTTGGACGAGCTACTGGAGTGGTGTATAATCATGCCTTTGGTCTGACTGCTGCTACCTATGCCGATTACGTCAGTAGTCTTTACGAAAATCATTATTGGAAAAATTTAACACTGGGCGAGATACGAGTTGCACAGGCCAGAAACAGCGCAGATCAAGTGATTTACGAAGTGGTCTACAGCAGAGTAATTGATAACTTGCTTAACAATCAAGGACAAAGTGTCAGCAAACAAGTAACGTTGCCATATCCCATAAATGAAAACGACAGCACCGAAGTCAGCACTGTTTATCCCAACAGCTTGATCAACATGCGGGATCAAGTAATTGACACAGTGGGAGAAGTTGATAACGTGTTGCCTTTGTGGATGACATCGAAACAAGCCAATGGACAGGTTTTGGGATTTACTCCTTCGTGGGTGTTGGCCTATGCCAAGCCAGGCAAAGGTGATCAGATTGCTTATTATATCAGAACCAAGTTTGGCGAGCGATTGAATTTGATTGACTTTGAAGTTGATCGTTACGAACTAGATAGATTGTTGAGCAAAAACTGGGACCCAGTGGCCGACAGTAGCTACGGTGCCTGGGTGCCTACCCCAGCAGAAACAACATTTGATGTGTATGAAGGCTATCAATACGATACACCAAGCCTGGACACCACTGGACAAGTTTTGACGTCCACAACTTATTCCGGCGATGGTAACCAACATAATTTTGCTGTGACTTTGCTGCCAAACACTGGAATAATTGCTGTGACAGTCAATGGAACGTTGCAGAGCTACAATACCAATTTCACAGTAAACTATGGTCATTTGCCCAACTATGTGAGTTTTACAATACCTCCTGTTGTGGGGTCAACCATAGTGATTTATCAAATCGAAGATATCAGTGTCACTGATTCTTCTGGTTCTTATTCGGATGCACCAACCACGTTTGATCACAACAGCATGCGATTTATTGCACCGGTAGATATGTATTCCAATACTCAGGAATACGATAAATATCTTGTATTTCCCAAACGCACAATTTTAGGATAAAATATGTCAAGTAACATTAACCCAAACAACATCGACGGAACCTACCCAGTTGCTGGCCAGGACAACAACTCTCAAGGTTTCCGTGACAACTTTACCAATACCAAAACAAACTTTCAGTATGCTGCTGATGAAATCACAGATCTGCAAAGCAATGCAATTCTTAAATCTGCGCTGACTGGAACCACTCTCAACAACGACATGTTGGGAAGTCTGGTCTATAATGGCACAGCAGCAGACTTTGGTTTGATTAGAGTTTCCAAAGGCACCCTAAGTGGCAGTCAAACCATTGATTTTTCTGCTGGACATTTTCAAACACTGACCACTGGTGGATCAGTTAGTTTGTCATTCAGCAATTTCCCTGCTGTGGGTGTAACCGGCATAGTGTTTGTGCAGATCACTGTGGCCAGCACCGCTCATACCTTGACATTGCCGTCTGCTGTTAGCATCAATGCACAAGGCATACAGGGACTGAATCCATCCACCAATGTGATTACATTTGCAGCCATTGGCACATATCTTTTCCAGTTTGTGACCAGCGACAACGGTAGCACCATTACCGTAGTCGATCCCAACAAACAACTTGCACCGTTCAACAACAGCGCAGAAGATTTAGCCGCCAGCGCCGCTGCCAATTTGGCTCTGACTACCAGCTACTTCTCAACTTCCACAGCCGAAACAGCCACATTGGCAGCAGGTGTAAATGGTCAAATCAAAACGTTTGCGATGTATGCTGACAGTGGAGACATGGTAATTACAGTTACCAATGCAGGCTGGAAAACTTCGGGCACAGGCACTATTACGTTTGATGCAATCGGTGATGCTTGCACACTGCAATACATCAACTCAAAATGGTTCTGCATCGGCAACAACGGTTGTGTGTTTGCCTAATTAATTGACAGCACCCATGTTGTGCTGTAAAATGTATACATGGAACATCCCTTAATTCCCAACTTAGATGATTTAAAGATCGACGAGTTGGGAGCTAAAATTACTGAACTCAATCAAAAGCTAAGAATTGCCCAGAACATGGGCAATGGCCATCTCTGCAATCAAATCCGTATGGCAATTGAGAGCTATCAAACCAAGCACTCTCAACGACTTCAAGAAACGTATCAAGCGGCCAATCGTGATCTTGGTAAAAATCTCGATGACAAAATTGACATCCAATGAACGTTAAACTAAGATACTCAATAACTTTTCCTGCTGCTGCCTGGTTTGAAGAGCATTTGCTGATGGGAAACTATTCGTTGACCTTGAGCTTGCTGACTCAAACACTGGATCCTGTGGATCAAAATATTGCATTGGACAGAATCAAGTATTTTTTGTTCAACGAAATTCACAGCACAATTTTTGTAGGCCAAGCCGACACTGATCAAGCCGAATCATTTGTTGATATTGGCCTCAATGTAACCACTCTGCCGCAGGAACCAGTAGACCAAATTGTGGGCATTGCGTTATACTACAAGCTCAATGCCATCATGGAAGGTCGTATGAAGCTGACCGAATTGATGTTTTCCAGCGACATCGGTGACAATGTTGAATACTTTCACAGTGAAAACGAACAAACTGCTCTCTTTCCCGAACAGGGCTGGTGGCACGAACCAGGTCTAAGACATTCAGACATAGTGGTCGATGACGAAACACAAAGTAACAATGTGATCTCATTGGCAACAACTGTCAACAGTGAATGGAATCAACAAGAGCTTGCGTGGAATCAAGTCGAAGTAACCAACGATTTGGCACAGGTAGTATTTGCCAATTTTGATCAAAGTCAAA